ATAAAATCAGTATTTGATAAATCGTCTAATGATAGTTTTAATTTTTTAATTCCTGCTCTTATACCTATTGCAGATACCATATTCATTAATGGTTGTATAATTAAAAACCCAACATCAGGATTAAATTTACCATTTATAAATCCTGAGAAAGTCATAACTCTAACTATAGCTTCAACAGGTACTCCTGAATCTAACATAGCGATAACTTGCTCAACCACTTCTGGTTCTCCAAGTTTATCAAATAGAATATCTAGAACTTCTTCTGGATCACTAAATTGTGGTGGATGCTCCCAAGGGTAATTACCTGGCTCATCTGTTAAAGATTGACCTGGTACTGGTGCATCAAATGGGTCTACTTCTGGTTGTGTTAGATTACTTATATTTTTCATATTAACTTACCTGTCTTTGATAGTATTTAGCTTGTGCTAATCTTAATGCTCTAGCTCTGTATTCGTCTAATGTTTTTGAAAATGACATAGCCGTGTTTGGTACATTTCTACCAACAGTTCTTATTGCTCCCGTTGGTGAACCTGTAGTTGTTCCTAAACGAAATCCTCCAGATAGTCTAATTTTATTTTTTTTTAGTCTATCTATAGTTGCCATGTAATTAGCAAATTGTTGTTGTCTAGTTTGTTCTCCAGATACTGCTTTGACTGCATCTTTAGTTTTTTTAATTATTTTACCAAAGTCAACAAAAGGTTGTGTTGCTTCATTTACAAATAATATATTTTTTTTAGCCTCGTTATTAAATAATTTTTTTAAATCAAATGTTTGCATTTATTCTCCTATGTATTACTAGTATCTCTAGAAAATATTTCCATACCAAACTGTCCAAGTAATCCATACAAAGCAGCTTTCTGTGCTTCATTCTGTAGATCTAAACTTGTAGTTCTTTCTAGTGCAGCTATTGCTAAGTTATGATTTCTATTACTTTCGTTTTGTGATGATGTATTTACCCAAGATGCTTCATCTCTCCATTGTTGCCATAATGCAGACATTGCAAAATTACTTAAGTTTAATAAGTTCATTGCATTAGTTTCATTAGCTGCATTAACTGCTTGTGTATTAGATGTATTAATTGATCTTCTCCAAGTTGCATTTGATTGATCAATAATTCTTTGATTCTCTACATTAAATCTTTGTCTTGCATCTTCTAATGTTTTATTATATTGTGCTATTGCTGTAGCTCTTTGTGCATTTGAATCTGCAACTGCTGTAGCATTTTTAGCATTTAATGCCTCAACTTTATTTTGTTCAGCTAAATTAAACTGACCCATCGCATCTGATCTTTGTGCATTTTGACTTTGTATATTAGTATTTAATGTGTCATAAAATTGATTAACTTGATTTTGACTTGTAGCATTAAATTGTAATGCAGCATTTTTAGCTGACTGATCAGACAATAAAGTTTGTTGCCTAGCATGTAAATTCTGTAAATTAGTTTGCTGATTGTTATTTAGATTAGCCATATCCATTTGTAGATATGCTTGTGCATTAACAACTGCAGCTTGTTGGTTATTTGCTAAGTTTTGAAATATAACTTGTTTATATGTTTCTGCATCTGCAGCAGCTATTGGTACAGATGATTTTAATATACCTTCAGCTAGTGCTTCAGCTAACATTGTAGAAGAACCTAATCCTCTAGCTTGCATAGTAGCTTTGGCAGCTTCAGCAGCACCTCTAGCAAATGCAGGTAATGGCGTACCCTGTGATAGAGATGTTTGAATGTCTTGAGAGATATTTTCTAATTGACCTTGTACCGTAGCTCTTGAATCTATATTAGCTAATGACTGTGTAGCAGCAACCATTGGATTTGTAACTGTGCCCTGTGCTGCAGTCATTGTAGGTGCTGTTCCCACTACATCTGCAGTAAATTGTGATGCGGTTTGTGGTGTTACTGCCCCAATTTGTTGAGTTGTTGCAGCTGTTCCCATTGCAGCTGTTGGTGCTGTTGCTGATGCAGCCTGTGCAGCTAAAGTTCCTGTTACACCTGGTGTTGTTAGTAATTCATTACTTTGTATATTTTGTGCTTGTGGTTGAATACTAGTACCTTGAGGTAAACTAGGTTGTGTTAACAAACTATCAATCAAACTTACAGCAGATTTAGTTCCTGTCTGTTCTGTTTGAGCAGGTGTTATTGCACCTTTCTGTAGCTGTATATTACTCGGTGTCGCCATTATCTCCCCTGTCTATTGTATTTTTTAAACATCCGTTTTTCTGATTTATTTTTATTTTTTTTATGTACCCTTGGTCGTTTCCTAGGTTTAGGTCTTTCCTCAAATGACTTAAACTTACGAGCCATTATGGTTTAGTTGGCCATGTAACATTATTACATTTTTCAACAGTGTCCTTACCCTCAGGTAGATCTCTAAGAGCTTGTCTATAGTTCTTCATATCAGTAGAAATAGTATTACCTTTTTCTAGTTCTGACACAATTTCCCAATCAGATGCTTTTAATAAGTCATCTCTTTTAGCTCTAAGATTAGCTAAAGCTCTAGCAGGGGCAGCATTTGCCCAAGCTGTTTCTTCAGAATCTCTTGCAGTTTCTTCTTCAGCAGTAAAAGGAACTTGTATTCCATTTATTAAATGATGTCTTGTCATAATATCTCCTTATATCCTAAAATTAATTTAAACCAAATAAAATTATATCCCCACTATCTATATTTCCTGATGTCATAGAAAATTGTATTGCATCAACTGCTGATGTTGTATTTATGTAACCAGCTTTGAAAGAATTATCTGCATAATCTGATGGGTGGCTAGAATGATTTCGTGCAATAAAATGTTTGACAAATGTAGTGCTACTAGGATTAAAAAGGTGCATAAAACCACTTCCTGATTGGTCATTATCTGTTCCATAAGCTTCACCAATTTTAATTAATCCTGTATCTTGTGCATGATCCTCACTTGTTCTATATCCTAAAAAAGTGTCATCACTTTCTCCTTGTTCTGCCATAAATGCAGTTGTTGTAGTTGCTACGCCATAAGAAGAACCACCATCAGTACTTGCCTTAAATCCAAGACTAGAATTAGCTGATGGATGAATATTTACAAAATAAAAAATATATTCTTTATAGGTACTATCAATCCCAGATGTAAAGCTAATAGTAGATGATGATGAAGCAGTTTGCTTGGATATAAAAGTTAATTCTCCTAATGAAGATATGCTTCCAAATGTTGTTGCATCTTTAACACTTCTGTTGTTTAGTTTAATTATTGACATTATGAATCCTTTATTCCATAGAGTTTGATTGTGCCAGAATCTATGTTTCCACTATTAAATTTAAACTGAACTGCATCAACTGCACTGCTTGTATTTCCATATCCAGCTACATACCAATTATTAGTATAATTATTAAAAGCATAATATTGAATTGTAGATATGAAATGTTTTACAAAAGTAGTATTACTTGGGTTAAATAAATGTAAAGTTCCTGAAAGACTTTGATCGTTGTCGCCACCTACACCATTTGCTAAATTTTGAAATCCAGTTCCTTGTGCTAAATCCTCTCCAGTATCATATGTTAAATTTGTTGCACTATCTCCCTCATCATGGTTAGCTTTAAAAACTGTTGTTGTCTTTGTAACATTATAGTTACTACCACTATCTGAACTCATATTAAATTGGAAATTTTTATCATCAGCACTTGGGTGTATATTAATAAACTCAAATTTATAAATAGGATATGTGCTATCCAAAACAACTCCACCACTTCCATCTACAAAAGATATTGTTGAACTAGAACTAGCAGTTTGTTCTTTAATTAAAACCATACCACCTGATGCTAGTTGTCCAGCAGTAGTGATAGCTGATATACTGTTATTATTGTACTTAACTAATCCCATATAATTTTATTACTCCACTATCTATGTTTCCACTAGACATAGAGAACTGAATTGCTGTTATTGCATTTGTAGTGTTAAAATATCCAGCAGTTAATCCTCCAACAGAATAATTATCAAAACTATTCATATTTATTTGTGCCATAAAATGTTTAACAAAATCTTCTCTTACTCCTTTCC